CTGTTGGGAGTTCAACGATACAAGGGGCCCATACAAAACCTACGAGCAATGCAAAGAGCGCGCTTATGAAATGGGAAATGCTATTATGGAGTTGCAAGGTAATGACCTAGCCCCTAAACGATTTAAATGCGTACAGTTAAAAGGACAAGAACTGTAGGAGGACACTATGCTTGAAGCACTTATAGGACCAGTCACAGGTATCCTAGATAAATTTATACCTGATGCCGATCAAAGAGCAAAGCTTGCTCATGAGATTGCAACAATGTCGGAACGTCATGCCCAAGAACAATTGATGGCGCAGCTTGAAATTAATAAAGCTGAGGCGGCTAGCTCCAGTATTTTTAAAGGTGGCTGGAGACCGGCAGTTGGTTGGGTATGTGCATCAGCCTTTGCATATCACTTTGTTCTACAGCCCATCCTGCTCTTTGTGGTAGCCTTAACAGGTACAGAGCTACCTGTACTACCCGAGTTTGATATGGGGACCCTGCTGCCTGTTCTAGGAGGTATGCTTGGTATTGGAACTTTACGTACATATGAAAAGAAAGCAGGACTAACTAAATGAATATAGAGACTCTTAGAGAAGAACTTAAGATTGACGAGGGCTGTAAGTATGAGATCTACTTGGATCATCTTGATCTCCCTACTTTTGGTATTGGTCACCTTATTCTCAATAGCGATCCTGAGTATGGACTACCAGTTGGAACACCAGTCTCAGAAGATAGAGTCAATGAGTGCTTCGCTAGTGATGTCGAAACAGTGTTATCGGAGTGCACACTCTTATACCCCAACTTTAGCATTCTGCCTGAGCAAGTCCAATTGATCATTGCTAATATGATGTTTAATATGGGAAGACCTAGGCTAAGTAAGTTTAAAGGTATGAAGGCTGCTGTAGATGCTGGTGATTGGCATAGGGCTGCTGTCGAGATGGTTGATAGCCGTTGGTATCAGCAAGTAACTAACCGAGCTGATCGCCTTGTAAAAAGAATGCGAATGGTGTAGATTTGAATTAAATGTCCCCTATAAGAGGAAGGCGCATCTAACCATATAGGGGAATAAAAATATGCACAATACTGAATATACTGGACCAACTACAACCATTGCTGAAGAAATTGATAAGATGAAATACCGTCAGTCAGATGAAACATTTGATGACAAGATTAAAAGAATTGCTAAGACCCTATGTGATAGTGAAGAACATCGATATAGCCTAGAAGATATTCTAGGTAATATGAGGTTCCTCCCCGCTGGTAGAGTACAGTCTGCTATTGGATCTCGTCGTATTACAACAGCGTATAACTGTTTTGTATCTGGTGAGATTGAAGATAGCATGGCTTCTATCATGGAACGTGCTGCCGAAGCTGCAGAGACTATGCGCCGAGGTGGTGGTATTGGTTACGACTTTAGTAAGATTCGCCCACGTGGTGCAAAGATTAAATCACTAGACTCACAGTCTTCCGGACCTATTTCTTTTATGGGTATCTTTGATGCTGTCTGTCAAACAATTGCATCATCAGGCCATCGACGTGGCGCACAGATGGGGGTACTACGAGTAGACCATCCAGACATTGAAGAGTTTATTCAAGCTAAGCGTAATAGCGATAAGCTAACTGGGTTTAATATTAGCGTAGGACTTACAGATAAATTTATGGAGGCACTGACTAATGATAGCGACGATTCTTTCACACTGTGCTTCGATGGCATCGAATACAAAACAATATCCGCAAAAGCGTTGTGGGATGAAATCATGTCGTCGACTTGGGATTGGGCAGAACCTGGTGTGCTGTTTGTTGACCGCATTACGGAGATGAACAACCTTCACTACTGTGAAGAGATCGCTGCTACTAACCCATGTGGCGAGCAGCCACTACCCGCTTATGGTGCATGTCTACTTGGTTCATTTAATCTTACTAAGTATGTTGAAGCTGACGGCTTTAACTTTACACAATTTAAAAAGGATATTCCAGAAGTTGTTAGAGCACAGGACAATATTATTGACCGAACCATCTACCCACTTAAACAACAATCAGATGAAGCAAAGAACAAGCGCCGTATGGGACTTGGCGTCACTGGTTTGGCTAATGCCGGAGAACTGCTTGGAATGCCGTATGCCTCACCAGAATTTCTTGTGTGGGCAGAAAAAGTATTCGCGTGCTTGCGTGACAATTGCTACAGAGCATCTGCGCGACTAGCCGCAGAGAAAGGCGCATTCCCGCTTTATCGTGAAGCTTACCTACAATCTAATTTTATTCGTACACTTCCAGCTTCTGTTAAAAAGGAGATCAGAGAACATGGTATCCGAAATAGTCACCTTACTTCTATTGCCCCTACTGGCACTATATCTATTGTGGCCGACAACATCTCAGGTGGTATTGAACCTGTATTTTCGCATTACTACGATCGTACCATTCAAACATTTGATGGGCCGATTATTGAAAGAGTAGAAGACTATGCTTATGCACGTGGTGTAAAAGGCCGCAGTGCAAATGATATTTCGGTGCAGGAGCACTTAGCTGTATTACTATTAGCACAGCATTATATTGATTCTGCATGTTCAAAAACGTGTAACGTCGGAGATGATGTCTCTTATGAAGACTTTAAAAAGGTCTATGTTGATGCCTGGAAGGGCGGGGCGAAGGGATGCACTACGTTCCGGATGTCAGGAAAACGATTCGGAATCCTCAACACCATTGAAGAAACCGTGGAAGAAGAAGCGCAGGTATCTAGCGAAGCTACGGAAGTGGTACAAGAAACGGGAACGGTTGAGGCTTGCTTTATCGACCCGCTCACTGGCCAAAAAGAATGCTCATAATGATTAATAATGGAGGAGTAACATGGCAGAAGATACAATTTCTGTTGTCGATATAGCATCGAAAGGAGTGGTTATTGACACTCCTCCAGTTGCCTTAGCACCTAATGTTTTTACAGATGTAAAGAATATTCGGTTTAAGGATGGTGCCATCCGTAAGGTGACTGGTGAAATTCTACTTAATAATATTACCAGTGATCTTACAGCACCAGGTGAAGAGTTCGGGGAGATACGATACTTTGCAGTATGGGATAATCCTAACCTTGCGCCTAGTGGTTGTTACTATATTTTCGTAGTAGATTATATTCGTAATAATATTATCATTGGGCAAAAGGTTTATATTCAAGACCACCTTGGAACTAAGAAAGATATCACACCAAGTCACTTTCCCGATGGTATGTCATTCACTACCTCAGGGTGGCAGCATACTGCATTTGCTGGTGGCTTTGCTTTTATTCTTAATAACGGTTTAGACCACCCACATTATATTCTAGATCCTTCTGGTAATACTGATATTAATAATATTGTATTAGCTGATCTCCCAGGTTGGGATAGTTATAATGTACAGCAGAATGTTGTTACAGATACCTGGAGAACTGGTGATTCAACACTATTTGATGTTGGGCAAAAGATTGACTTTGCATTAAATACTATTAGTGTAACGGTGGGTGCTGGTGCAAGCACAGCAGAAGCCGGTACCCCAGCTGGCACAGGTACACCTAATGCGGCAAACTTTATACCCGGTATTTTACCTAGTACTCTCCCATCAGTTTCTACTAATAAGTTCCAAATCTATACTGACCCACTAACTAATACTACAGTTGTATATGTCGGCGGTTTAACAGATGGTATTACTGTAACCGTTACTGTAACCTCTCGTAACTTAGTACATGTTACAGCAGGTATCATTAGATCTTTTGGTGATCTATTGGTTGCTGGTGATTTAACTGAAAGAGATGCAGTAAGTAACGCAATTGTTCGGCGCTTATCTGGTGTTGTTAGAACATCTGATGTAGCTTCCCCTGGCGCGGTTCCAAATAACTGGGACCCGTTTAGTGCAGGCGTAAGTACAGCTGATGAGTTTACTTTGTCAGAAACAAATACAATCCAGGATATGAAGTCACTGCAAGGTAACATGTATATCTTCAGTACAGATTCAATCCATGTTATGAGGCTAACAGGCAATGCTCTAGCGCCTGTTTCATTTAGTCCGGTAACAGATGAGTATGGTTGTATTGGTCGAGGGTCTGTTACAGAATATGATGGCAAGCTCTTTGTCGTAGGTAGTAATGATTTATATGTCTTTGCAGGTAACCCTGGAGATATTCAATCACTTTCTGATAATAGAGTAGCTCAGTATTTCTTTGATAACCTTAACCCTATTCATGAAAAACAATTGTTTCTTATTCTTAACCATCAAGAAAATGAAGTGTGGGTTTGTTATCCAACACTTGCATCCTTTGGTGGTGAGTGTGATGAAGCTTTAATCTGGAATTATCGTGATAATACATGGACAATCCGTGAATTAAATAATGTAACTAGCGGGGACTATGGCCCTATTAAAGGTGGTGGTATTCCAACTGCAACGGTTACCTTATCAGGTGACTCAGGAAATGCAGGATATAGTAATACTGGTAAACGTGAAACGCAGACAGTTACTATAAACGGTGATACGCCTAAAGTAACTATTGGTACTAAGGCTATTAAGACTGTAGCGGTTTCAACCTTTAGTAACTTTACAACAGATGTATTAGAGGTTGTTGATCTTTCAGTAACTGGTGATACTGGTCCTAATACTGTAAATGCTGCAAGCACATTGGGATTTCCAGCTACTTCATTTACATATGACTACAATAAAACCACACACCTTGATGGTGGCGCAAGTGCTATTATTAATGGTGATGCATCTATTGGTAGTGTAAGCTTCCCAGCAATTTCAGTGCTTGGTACAACTTACCCTGATGGTGCAACAATTACAACTACTCAATTTGTTACTGCTATTAAAAATTATATTAATAGTAACTTTGCATTGTCTGACTTTACAGCATCTTCGTCTGGGGATATCTTAACCTTAACCTCTGATGTGCCGGGGCCAAGAGCTTTTAGTACATCAACGTTTGCTATTTCAGGTGGGTCAACTTCTAACCTGGTTATTACTTCAACTGTAACCGGCATCGGTGTCTATGGTATTACTGCGGCCTTAAGCCCAGCAATCTCTATGACAATTACCGCGGTTGCGGTTCCCGGAGTTCATAATGCAATCAATGAAACAATCAATATTGCAAAGAATCTTACGTCTCAAACAGCGATTAGAGATGATGTTATTTCTAAGCTTTCTGGAATTAGTGCTTTTAATGGTTCTGCTTCTTCTATTTATAGCGTGACCGCTAACGGAAGTAATGTAAGATTTACCTCGACATATGGCGGAAATCATAGCGCACTTGTAATTTCGTTTAGTACAAACTATGGCGGTACGACTTATCCGGAAATACAGTTTGGTGGAAATCTTACTGATATAGTTACAGTAGTAACGCAAGGTGTTAGTAATTCTATTCCTCAACCCGTGATGACAGTTACTTTCCCAAGTGGTACGACAGCTAGCACTATCTTAACAGGTACTCAATCACAGGCAACCGTTGTTACCGCTTTAAGTAACTTGATTAATGCTAATGTAAATTGGAGTACCACTACTGGTGTAGGTTTGGTAACTGCAACTGCTGCTGCCGTTGGGGTGATTCCAAATAACTTTAGTGTTGCAATTACAAGTAGTGGTACTTTGCCTCCTGGCTTTAGTAGCAGTAACTTTACTGGTGCACAAACTAGAGCAGGTGTTGCAGTACATAATACAACAGACCGTGTTACGCTTACCCCACCGGTTGGTAGTGCAGTAACAGTAAACTTTGATAATACTGGAACATACCCAGCATACGATCCAGATACACCTGGAAGTGTTGCTGAAGTAACGGCTACTCAAATTGCTACTGCATTAGAAGCAGCGTGGACCGATACAACCTACTTTACTGTAGCTCGTACCGGTGCAGTACTTACGTTTACAAGTGCTAATCGTTCTAACCCAGCTGGTGCATTTACTTATACAATTGTACCAGGTGACACACGAACAGGTACCCTAGTTACTCCGTTGATTACTAACTCAACTGGAAGTGATGTTGTAGTTGTGGATGGTATTGATGCGATCTTTGCTAAACTAACACGTGTTACTATTACACTGCAAACACCTACTGGTGATTCAGTGATTTTTGATAGGCACTACGGAGAAGGTCCTGGTAGATTACTAGATCCAGCATTTACACCAGCAGCTAATGATGATCCTTACGGTGATACTGTAGCCACAACTGATGCTCAATATTTAGATCTCTATTATGATCCTGAAAAAGATCTTAACAGAACTAATACAACCGAGCAGGCTAAACCTAATGGTGAAGTTGTAGATACTCAAACTGCCTTGCTTGCAGCATTGGCAGAGATTAGTACAAACAATGCAATCATTGTAACACCTGATAGCGCAAGTAGCCCAACGTTAATTACAATTAGCCCTAGTCAGTTTAGCGCAACAGCTAACTATGTCAAAGCTTTCTCACCCGATACTGAGGTTGTTCCGGCAAGTGTTGCACCTACTACTACGAATCTAATTGCAGTTGCTGAAGGAAACACGGTAGCTACTACTGATCCAACCCAGGATACTACTGGTACAAGCATTAGTACAACATTTGATATTGAGCGACCTTGGTCTGCTAATCAAATCAACAGTAATAAATCCTACCCGATCTTTTCACAGGCTGGGTATGCAGCAGGCACTTTGTTTAATAGACTAAGAGCTGCTGACGTTGGCTATGACTTTGATGGTACTCCTTATGTATCTTATGTTGAGCGGGTGCAAGTTTCAATTACACCTAACTTTGATACTGAGACCTTAAAGAGTATTGCACTATGGGCAGATGGTGGATCAATCTTAACAGTCGGTGGTGAGCCTCAACGTGCTACACTACAGATTCGTGCGCGTGGAACTAACTACCCAGGTGAGTTTGCTTACTTAACCACAGCAGAGGATAACTCGCAAGCAAACGCTAAGCGTAATAAACTTACGGTAAATAGCTTTGAAGTAGGTTCAGCTTATAAGTCAGATGTACATATTACTGGTCGTTTCTTAAATTACCGGATTGATGATGCTAATGCAGATACAAGTTCAGGGTATGCAGGTACAAACACAAAAGCCTGGAATATTTCTGGATTACAATTAGGTGTTAGCAAAGGGGGTGCTAAGTAATGGCAATTCAAAACCCACCGCTTACAGATAATAGTGCGTTGAACTATGCGCTACTTGAAGTAATACGAGAGGTGAATAATAATGAACAGCGCTTACTTCAATTGGTTGACCAAATTAAAACTTCTGCAGATTTTGCAGAGCTACAAGAACGAGTAAGTACTGAAAGGTAGGTATAAATGATTAAGCGTATTGAGGATAATGATGTATTCGAAGCTATTCAGCTTATGAATAAATCAACGCAAGAAAACACATACGGTGGATACGAAAGAAACGAAGCCGTATGGATTTCTTTCTTTTTAAATATTGTTGCAAAACAAAAAGAGAGTCCACACTATCTTGCTATTGGCGAATACCAAGATAATAAGTTAGTTGGCTTTCTACTTGCCTCTACATTTAAAAGCTATTATAACAACTGTTATACTATGGATGTAAAGGATTGTATTGTGAATAAAGATATTGCCTCGCCATTTACTGTTACAAAGTTATTTGATGAAATGATTCAACACACAAAGATGCATGGTGGACTGCGTTGGCGTGCCGATTCTATTAGGGCTGAAGAGCATTCTGAAAAGTATGTTAAACTTCTTAGCAAAAAATATGGTGCGAATATATACTATTCAGCACATGGAGAAATTAATATGAACGACATTCAACAGGAGGGTAGCCATGAGTAGTGGTGGAGGTGGTCAAACCACAACAACAGGTATTGATCCTGAATTCAAACCCTATTTAACACGGGTACTTAGTGATGTTACTGGTCGCTATGAAAAAGAAGTAGGCCAAGGTCCTGATGCTGTTGTTGCACAACTAGACCCACGCCAGCAGGCAGCTCTTAATGCACAAACACAACTGGCCCAGCAGGCTATGTCGGGTACAGGTTTGTACGATACAGCCGCAGCCCAACAACGCCAGATGCAGAACCTTATGGGATCTCAAGTAGGACAGGCAGCCTATGGTGGCACACTTGGCTCGGCGCGCGCTCAGAAGGCTATGCAGGGTGCATTGGCGGATAAGGCTTTGGAATTCCAACAGCGTCGTCAACAAGAAGCAGCTGGTGGTATTGAAGCTCTTGGTCAAGCAGGTAGTGCATTACAACAGTATGAACAGCAGCGACTTGATGCACCACATACAAGCGCCTCACGGTACTTTGGTTATCTTGGTAGTGCACCTCAACAAACCAAATCTTCAGGTGGAGGTAAGTAATGATTCAACTTGCTAAGCCAATGGGCACTGAGCAACCAATGCAAGGTCCGCTATATCGCGCACCTGCTATGCCACCTCAGCAAGAAACACTTGCAGATCGACTTAAAAGAACAGCCATGGAAAAGGCTATGTCTAAAGGAGAAGAGGCACTACTAGAAAAGGCCGGTGCAAAAACTGTTGCCGCCGCTGGTGCAGCAATGGGTGATCCCACTGGTGGCATTGCTACCGAGGTTGCATATGAGGCCGCTATGCCAATGCTAAAAAGCTTACTTGGTGGATTGTTTAATAAAGGCGGATACGTTAACGGCCCGCTATCTGCAGCACGATTAATGGCTGATCCTATTTACAAATCAAACGGTGGACCACTGACAAGCAAGGGGGTATAGTTATGGCAACAGTTCCTTATCAGCCTACTTATAGCTTACAACCACAGCATGGTACACGTTATGGTCCTTCACAATTTGTACCACCAGTGGCTACGGCTACTGCTTCACCTCAAACATTAGGCGCACAAACACCAGCTACTACTGGCGTAGGTGCAGGATCAGCTACCCCTCAAGCACCTAACTATAACCAAGACCCTTTTGCGCAAAGCGCCACGGTTAATGGTCAAGTACAAACAGGTGTTGGGTTTAGGCCGGCTACTCCTGGTACAACATTCCCCTATCCTGGTACAGGTACCCCACCTCCTGGGGCTGTACCTCCGACAACTGCACCCCCGACAACTGTACCTGGTGCTGCTGTAAATCAAACTATTCAAACCTTAGCAGGTGACAATGATAGGCAAGGTGGATACGATCGTATCCCAGCTGCCCAAGCACTTGGATATACGCAAGGAACACAAAACCCATTAGGTATTGCGTTAGGTTTAATGCCTGGTGGTTCGTTTTTAATGGATGCTCTTGATATAAATAAAGACTATACTTACGGAAACTATGGTACGTACGATACTGAAGGTAATGTTTTTGGTAGAGAAGGGCGTGCTTATGATCCAATTACTGGTAGAGCTGCTCAATCATATGCATCTAAAGATGATTGGTTTAATACGGTAGGTAATAGTTATTCTAAACTACGAGCAGCTGGCGAAGACATTCCTAATTCAATGTTTGGAAGCTATGAAAACTCTTTATATGCTCAGCAAGCAATTAATCCAAGTCTTAATACAGCACAAGCAAGGGCTGCACAATTACGCGGTACCGCTGATGCACGAGGCGTTCCAACAATGCAGGGATTAATTGAAGCTAACACTGCAATGTATGATCCTGCCTACGCATCAAGCCAGGGTTTTGCAGAAGACGATTTAGACCGTATAGGCGGTGCTGCAATTACAGCAGAAATGCTTGGGTTTGATGGTAGTCGTCCAGCCCCTTCAAACATATCTGGTAGATTTGGTACACAACCAGGTGATATTGCAAGAACTGAAATGGGTCTTGGCGTTATTAATGAATCAGGTCAAATTGAAACACCTCAAGGTACTGTTGTTCAAATGACTGATCCGTATACTGGTCAAAGTATTTCTCTATTAGGAAGTACGAATAACTCAGCTAGCGGTAAATCAACTATAAGTGCACAGTCTGAGCTTGCACGTAACCAAGCACTGGATGCCCGTTCAAACCCAGAGGGTAGCGGTATGTCAGGCTTTGATGTCGATGATGGAAAAGGCGGTTCATATCAGACAGACTCTTCAGGAACCTCTGGTGCATTTACTGGAGGAGTTACGGGTATGGAAGATGAATATGATGAACCAACTACGGATGACAGCAGTAGTGGGCCATCATCTGCTTGCTTTTTAACTACTGCGATTGTTGAGCGCCGAGGCGAAGCAGATAATGGTGAAACCTTAACTAAGCTTCGTACTTTTAGAGATACATTTATGGGCGGTAAAGAATCAGATGATCTTAAAGAATACTATGATATTGCTCCATTAATTATTAAAGCAATACCACAAGATCATTCAGATTGGAATTGGATTGAATCTCAAATTGATCTGTCTGTAAAAGAAATTGATAATCATGAGTATCATACTGCATATAATATCTATAAATCTATGGTTCTAAAACTGAAGCAAGACTGGCTGGAGGCAAATAATGAAACTCAAAAAGTTTGAACAGAAGGACCGCTATGGTAATATGTTCTCTATTGAATTCGATACCTCTGTTCCTGAGATGTCAGATATACCGAACCATCCGGGTAGTCCTAAGGGTACAGACACTGTACCTGCATGGCTAACCCCTGGTGAATTTGTAATGAACGCTGAAGCTGTTCGTATGTTTGAGCCACAGATAGAAGAGATGAATAATGCTGGTCGTTCTATACAAGCACAACAGGGTGGTACAATTCCTGAGTATGCCGCAAATGGTGGCCCTGTTTACGCAGCAGCTGGTGGAAGCAGTAGTTTCCTTGCCGATATTTTAAAGCGCTTAGAAGGTGTAGCTAGCGAAGCCTATCTTGATACAGCAGGTAAGCCAACTCTTGGAGTAGGTAGTACTCGTAACGTACAGATGGGTGATACAGCAGACGATCAGCAAATTAATAAGATGCTTTCCGAAGATCTTAGTGTTGTTGATGAAGATTATAATAAGCTCGTTACTGCAAAGCTTAACCCTAACCAAGAGGCTGCAGTTAAGTCTCTCTTGTTTAATATTGGTGGACCGCAGTTTGCTAATAGTAAAGCACGAGCTGCGCTTAATGCTGGTGATATGGAAGCGTTTAAGAAAGAAGCTGCAGAGTTTAGAAAGGTTGGTGATAAAGTTGTTCCCGGTCTTGTAAACCGTAGAACACAAGAGCTTGCTTTGTTTGATTCACCTGTTGGCGAAGACCCTTGGGGTATTAGTAAACGACAGGTATCTTCTGTTGCACCTACATCAGCAGCTCGAGATGATCGCGCAGCTAAGCTTATCGCAGCGGGTCAACCTACTGACTTGGCTATGCAAGCAGCAATACTTGGTCAAGATGCAGAGACTGAGGGTGAGATTGTAACACCTCCTCCAATTGATAGAGGTCCTCCTTCGTCTATGGCTATGATGCCAGCTGAAGATATCCTTGCACTAGAACAGCAGCAGAGAGCAGCCCAACAAGCTGGTACATTTGAAGCAACATCAGATGTTGGAGATCCATTCCCACCTGAGCCTCCTGTTCCTGGACCAGATGCAGAAATGCTTGCAGCACAGAAGGCAACACGCGAGCAAGGTATTTATGATCCTGATGGAAACATGGAAGCGATTCAAGCTGGTATTAACCAAGCTCAAATCTTAGAAGATCAGCGGCGTATGCAGCAAGTTCTGGTTCCTGCAATTGAGGCAGCACCTCCTGCCAGCTATGGTGATGGTGACTTTGGTCAAGACGATATTAGCTCTGATGCTGGTAGTATTCCTAAAGATACACGCAATTGGCTTAGAAAAATCGGTGATGCCGGTGGGCTTTCTACTATTCTTAAAGATAAGTATGATCAGTTTGAAGCTGATGCTGAAAAGAAAGCAATGGATGCTGCAGATTACGGCGATGAATTTGGAAATATTCCAGATGTAGATATGCCACCTGCTGAAGTACCCGCACCAGAGACAGGTACGTATGGTATTCATAATACTATCATTAGGCCTGATGCTGAGGGCAAAGATCGTACTTATAAGTGGGATGCTAAAAAAGAAGCATACGTTGATGAAGCTGGGCTAGAGTATACTCGTGGTCCTGGTGAATTGATTAGTGGACTCTTTACCGAGAAGCCACCAGTTGATGACCAGCCTGATCAAGGCGATACTCAAATCGGTACACTCAATGGTAGTCCTGTATACATGGGTAAAGATGGTCAGCCCTATGTCATGGAAGATCTTGGTAAGCTTGGTCTTGCTGCCGGTGCTACAAAAATGAAAGTACAACCTTGGCAAACTGATAATATTAAACTGCTTCCTAAAGAGGAGCGTACAATCGCAGGCCCTAAAACACCTGGTCCTAAAGATGGTTTAATTGATTTGCCTGGTACAGATACTTCAGCACCCGCAACAAAGTCGACTACACCGCCAGCAACAACACCGGCTCAACCAGCTGCAGCACAAGTAGCTGCGGAAGTTAAGAAGGTTGATGATGGTTCCGCAGCAGGTACTAAACCAGGTGATGCTGAGGCAGCTGTTAAACAAGCAGGTAGTGATGGTACTGACAAAGTTAATAAAGCTGAAAGCTGGTTAGCAGATACCTTTGGTGGTTTGTTTGATACCCAAGAGCTTAAGCGGATGGCAATACTTTATGCTGGCTCAAGACTAATGGGCAACTCGCATGCGGGTTCACTTAACTGGGCAGCTGAAGGTTACCTAGATCGTGTCTCTGCACATGAAGCAAACGTACAGAAGTTAGCTGCGAGTGGTGACTGGACCCCAACCTCCGTTCAAAGCTTTAGCAAGACTAAAGACTACAGTACCTTAATTAAAGCTGGTACATCTGTTTCACCTACTGGCACTAAAGAAACTTGGTATACGCCTGAAGGAAAGCGGATACAAGCGGAGAAGTATAAGACAGGTAAAGATAGTTATGTTTGGTCTGCTGACGGTGGAAGAACTGCAATACCTTCTGCCTGGCATCAGGATGCATCACGCGTTAAGAACACCGACGAGTATAACGATCGGGTTATTAAAGAGTCAAACTATCTTGCAGAAAGATTAACTGAGATTGATGAAAGCTCAGGTAATAAACTTGTAAGCGGCTCGGTTAAAGGTGGTGATAGAAAGACTACGTATGTAACCGGCTTACGTCCAAAAGATGCTGCATCTCAAGTAGCACGGTGGGCTGCTGCAAACGGTATCGACGTTGGAAGTGCCGAGGGTTATGCTCGTCAAGCATGGGAAATGGCAGTAGCTGATGCCCAAGCTGATCCAGATCGGAAAACAAAACCATCTGATCTGCGTCCTTACTTAAACCAACTAAAGATCCGTCAAGATACAGGTATCAATGAACTCTTTGATATTACTGCAGAAGATGGAAAGATAAGAAAGATGGATTCAGAAAAGATTGATGAAGTCAGCCGTAATTATCTTGCCCGTAAAGGGTTATCTGGTGGTGTGAGTGAAGGTGATCTTGTTAAAGACGAGGCAACTGGCTTTACTACTAGAAGAAATCGCAATGAAGTAAATAACTTTTGGACTGAAGCCAGCTCTCGTTGGACTAAGAAGGTTGCTGCAGATCCAAGTGTTGTAGATGAGTGGGCAGGCAAAGCTCTTCCGGGTGAGACCCCGTTCTTTGCCTGGGCTAAAGCTAACGTAATGAAATAGGAGATAGTAATGGGTGAGTTTGATGATCTATTTACGCAGTCGTATGATCTTGCCGGAAGCGACGGGCATACCTTTGCTGATGGTGATACGCTACTAAATAGAGAAGGCCAGCTACTCCGTATTGAAGGGTTAGAGGCGGCTGAGATTGCTAAGAAGACAGGGCTTGGTATTCAACCAGGTACTGCAGGTGGTGCAGCCGCCACTACCACTATCATGAACCTAGCTAACCAGCATGGATTTAAAAACGTTATCTATCTGACGAATCCAGATGGTAGTCCAAAGATGGATGCCACCGGTACTCGTCAGCTGGTACGGCTTCAAGATGATCAGGGCAGAGACTTTACAGTTGAAGCTACTAAAACTGGTGTTAACCAGGTTGGTAAGTACAGTTCACAGAATGAAGTGCTAGCTGCCAGCTTGGCTGAAGCTGAAGACAAACTAGACCGACCACTAACTGATTGGGAAAAGGGTGGACTATCAATTCAGCAGGCAACTAATGCTGAGATGATGAGAGAGCAAGAGTTTAAAGACACAGCTCTTAATGAGCGTATGCTTGCTAGGTTAAATGCAGAACAGCAGCCTGGTGAATCAGCTGCTGCTTATGCTGCTCGTCGTGAAGAAGCTGCAAGGTATGTAGATACTAATGTGCAAGTCCGACATCTTGATCGCAACCTACAGAACCAAGCACTTAATCCTTTATCTGAAAGTTTCGATGTAGGCTTAACAGGTTTAGCTGAATCTATGTATGGCGTTGCGGAGATGGCTGGTGAGACAACTGGATGGGATTGGGCGCAGCAGATTGGTGAGCAAGGTATTGCCCGTCAGCGTGCGTACCTACAGCAAATGCCTCAGCTTAAACTATCTGCACTTAAACCTACTGTTGATAAAGATGGTAATGTAACTGGTAATGAGTGGGACATTGATGGTATCGGAGAATTCTTTGAGTACCTAGGTAACAATGCTGCGGTCTCACTACCATATATGGCAGTATCAATGGGAGGCGGATTACTAGCTCCAGTAACTGGCGGTACTTCATTAGCGGCGGCAAGCGGTTTAGGTATAGCTCGTTATGCTGGTGCCTCTATGCTAGCACCTGTTGCTATGTATACCGGCCAGACTTGGAATGAAATGGAAGGTGAGAAGAGTGCATCACTTGCAATTGCTGCAGGTGTAACTCAAGCCGTACTAGATCAGTTAGGTATTGCCGCGATTGTTAAAGGCGGTAGTATCTTAAAGAAGGGCACATTAGAAGCGGCGACTACAGCGTTTATTAATAAGCAAGCACAAGCCGGTGTTACTATTGGCCGTGAAGCTGGTCGTAAAGTTGTAGAGAATCTAACACGTAAAGAGATTGCAAAGTTTGCAGGGGCTGCAGCTCAAACAGCTAAGTCTCAGTTAGCTGCTCGTAATCTTCTTAGAGCTGCGTCTACTCAAGCTGGTAAAGGTTTGCTAGGCGAGTCTGCAACAGAAACTTTGCAGGACCTAACAGGTTACATGGCAGCTGTTGCAGGTAGTGATAAACACTTTGATGCAGTTGAATTACAAAACAGATTACTTAATGCCGCTATTGCTGGTGGTACTTTAGGTATGAGCTTCTCTATTCCTGGTGTTGCATATGATGCAGGCGCTTGGGCAGACGTAGCAGTACGCCAAGCACCAGCTGAAGCAAAGCGGAAGTCTCGTGCAGGTAAGCGTGTTGCTGCCGAAGAACGGTTATACGGTCAAGTCAGATCTATTCAACAAGTTAATCAGCAAACTGCAGAGGATATTGACCGACGCAATCGGCGTGGTGGAAGTGCCTCAAACTTTTCAGATAAAGTTGCAGCGGCTAACGTCTCGGCTTTGAATAGAGATATCTTTACTCGGGCTAAAGATGCGTGGGCTTCAATCCCTGGGTTGTGGCAAGGCTCAACTCGGTTTATCTTTAAGGATGACTTACAAGATAAGTATAAAGCATTAGCTGAGTTAGCTGATACATTCCAAGGTAACCTACAAAAAGTTTTAAGTGGTTCTGGATTTGAAAACCGTAAGAAGCATTTGCTTACACAGTACCGTAACATGGTGGATTCACCAGCAGCCTTTGCACAGAGGGCGGGGTTTACCACACTAAATCAAGGAGCCATCTCAGATATCACTACTAAGTTTGGTAGATGGCTGGGTAACCAAAAGGGTACACCTGACTTTAATCAGATGCCTGATGAGTTACTCCAACACCGTAACTGGTTAAGTCTATGGTATGCACAAGTTAATAACCTTAGTAATAAACTTTATAATGACCAGGTTAAAGCAACTACAGATAACAATAAGCAATCAAACCTCGGGTTTGTACAAAATTATTTGTTTAAGTATAAGTCATTTAATAAAGCAGCTATTGAAAAAGATGAGAATGGTTTTATCCAAAAGCTAATGGATAACTATAACTTTACACATGCTGAAGCTAAAGAGTTAACAACTAATATCCTTAATCAAGAAACATTAGTTGGTGATAGTGATACGTTTACTGTTGGTCAGGGTAAGTTTATACCTGCCGCACACCGTAGTCGTACATTAAACCTCTCTGAGAACCCAGAGTTTGATGCGTTCATGGAGACAGACGCCTTTACCAATCTATCTAATGCATCTAAGTCAGCGGCTCGTTACATTACTTATCAAGAATTCCTTGGTAATAATAATGAAAAGATTAATGAGAAGTTGAATCAAGCATTAGAGCAAGGTGCACCAGCGGAAGTAGTTAATAAGATTGCTGCACAAATGCAAGACTATCTTGATGCAGAGTCTGGTAACTATAAGCGTATTCAAAACCAAACGCTTGTAAAGATCCAAAAGAACTTAGGGATCTGGACAACAGTTGCTGGTCTACCATTGGCAACAATCTCTTCAATCGTCGAGCTAATGATTACTGTGTTAGGTGTTCCTAAACAATTAATCTTTAAACAGATTGGATCAGCTGCTAAAGAAATGTCACAAGCTATGTGGGAAACCATAACAGATCCAAGATGGAATGGTACAAATCGGCAGCTAGCTAAAGAGAAACGTCAAGCAAAGATTAAAGAGCTTGGCTACTTTGATTGGGACGTTGGTGCAGCACAGACTACTGGTGCTACCGAGAATACCCACGCTTCAAGACACTTACTAGATAAGTACTTTAAGGTTATTGGTCTACAGCAGTGGACAGATTATACCCGTAGTATTCGTGCATCGATTGCTGATGATTATATTCTGAACCACCTAAGTATCATTCAAGAGCAGCGTACTACTGGTAGCTTGTATACAAATGAAGTACAAGAGTCTGAAGAACATCTTCGTAATATCGGAATTAATATTGACCGGCTGATTGAATTAAATAGTATTCAAGGTCGTCAATGGTCTGAAGCGGAGATGAAAGAGTTTGATGAGATGATGCTTGAAGCTCAGTTCAACTTTGTGAACATGGCTATTGCACTTCCAGACACAGCTAACCGACCGTTGTTTTATCAGAACCAGCACCTTGCATTGTTCACACAGT